CGGTTGACCTGATCTAGGTCCGGCGCGACCGCCCCGCGCGCCGCGCGCGTGACAAAATCGATCAGTTCCGGCCCGTAGGTTTCGACGTCCTGCGGGGTGATTTCCTTCGGTGTTTCACGTGGAGCACCCCGCTGCGGGCGCTGTTGTGGCTGGCTCACCAGCCCGGCCCGGGCCATCTGCAGCGCCTGCTGGGTGCGCTGTAGCTCGTCCCCCAGCTCCGACATCTGCTCCTGCATCTGGCCCAGAGTCTGCTGCGACTGGTCGAACCGGCCTTTCATCGCGAGATAGCGGTGCTCCCACGAGCCGTGCTCGCCGCTTTCTGGGACAGTTGGTCGGGGCTGGTGGTCGGGCTGCGGAGGCGCACCCAGCGGGAGTTCCTGCTGCGGTTCCGCAGCGGGCTGGGGGTCACCCTGTTGTTCCGCAGGGTCCGGTTCGGTGGGGTATACCGCCTTGTGGATTGCGTCCGCTGCTTCGGCTGCCGCCTTTACGCCGGGCGGAACGGTCACGTTTGGATCGATGGGTGCTAGTGCTTCGGCCATAGGGCGCTCCTCTGGCGGCACGTGGTTTTCACGACGTGGCGCGGTTCGGCTCTAGGTGCTCGGTGAACAGCAAAAGGAATTTACGGGCCTGTTGGGCGCGGCCCTGCGCCTGCAAAATCTCGGAGGAAGACGCCTCGGTTACCGCCAAGGTAACGTCAAAGACGTATTGCTCCAGAACCGTAACGAACTGGGCGTAAAGCAGCGGATCGGCATTCTTCCAGCGACCAGCCATTTCGCTGAACTTCTTCAGATCGGCCGGCATGTCACTCCAGATCGTAGGTGCCAACCGGCGCCTTGATGCCCGGTGACGGCACCGTTGGAGTTGCCTTGGCGTAGCTGTTGAGGTCGCCGCTGGTCGCAAGTTGCTTGATCTGACGGCGGTCCGGCATGGCGGCAGCCTGCGCGCCCTTGCCGGCGACCTTGCTGATCTGGCCGCCCTTTCTAAGGGGCGTCAGCTGGTTCTTGTAGACCATGGGAACCTACCGGGAGCTGGTGATGCCGCTCTGCGCGGGAAGCGCGCCCGAGTAGCCGAACATCTTGCTCGACCCGCCCTTGGCGAACTCGGCGCCCTTGCCGGTCTTGCCGGGGTCGCCGGTCTGGCCGGAGGTCATCGGTTCAGCCTGCTGCTGGCTGAACATCGAGGTGTTGCCACCTTTGGCGAACTGCACGTTGCGTTCGCTTTCGCTGCTCTTGGACTTGGGCATGAAGGACTCTCCTGCAGGGAGTTGTCCTTCGGCTATAACCCCAAGACCCCTAACAACCCGTTAATCGCGCATCTTCTTCATCAGGAGGTTCATGAACGTGTACCTCATGCCCATCCACTCGACCGGGGCATGCTTGCAGTTGAGCACCGGCCGCCGCATCAGGTCGAGGCCGACCTCCTTGGCGAAGACCGTCATCAGCATGACGTCCTGCGCCGTGAAAATCTTGATCGGCGCCCCCCACGCAGTTTGCCCCATGGTGTCGACCGGGGTCTCCCAATAGTCGAACGAGGTGAACAGGTAGCCGTTCGGACGCAGTGCGCGCGCAGTCTCGATAAAATACTTCCGCCAGTCGATGCCGTGCTCGATGGTGCTCAAACAGGCGATATACGCGAATTGCCCCTTGGAATAACGTAATCTTTCAATGTTGCAATGTTCGTAACGAACCCCGTCAACCACCTCTCCTGCTTCACTTTCATCGAGGTTACACCCGGTCAAGTCAGTAAAACCAAGCTTGCGCAGGCTCGGCAGGAACGCGCTCGGAAACAGGGGGTCCCTACACGCGCCGGCATCCAGCACCGGCCAGTCACGGTTGAGCAGCCTTCCTGCATGGTGAATAGCAAGAAAGCTATCCCAGTTCTTCCACCTGTCATTGTGCAAAGGAAGCCCGTAGGACGCCGCGAACAGCTTGGCGCGGTCGACTTGGTCATCGCCGGACAGCGGCACGCAGGTCTGCTCCTTGGCCCAGCTGTCTTCCTTAAGTCCCAGTGTTGAAGTCATGACCTCTTTCCAGCATGCTGTCCACCTCGTCGGCGCTAACCGTGGCGATGCGCGCCTCGTTGTCCTTGTAGCCGTACGAGATCACGAGTTCAGCCAGCGGCGTCTCCGCGTTCCAGCACATGCCGCCACAGAACTCGATCACCTGTTCGTTGAAACAGAACGGCAGGCTCATGCGGGTCACCCGCATGTCCTTCGCGTATTCGATGAACCGGTGATAGTAAAACCGCTTGTATGGCTCGTTCGGCAACGGATGTGCAGTGTGCGAGATCCCAAGCCAGCCGCCGTTGCTCCAGTGCACCAACTGGGAAGACCCGCTTATATTATCGGTCATGAACGGCACGGGGGTGTCCACGATCTTGGTGCCGTCCGAGTTCACCACCACGCCGGGGCGCCACAGGAACAATGGTTCTCTTGCACTCTCCCACTGGATCGGCGACCAGTTCTTCTCGGTCTCGCGCGGGGTCCGCAGCATGCGCTTCATGTCGGTGTGGCGGTAACCGATATCCGCAAGGGCATCGAACGCCAGCCGGGTCAGCACCTGCTCGCACTGCCCGTCGGCCGCGATCTGGCGCACTGTGGCCGTGCACCAAAGGTCCTGCTTCCACGAGAACAGCCTCACGTCCTCGAACCCGGTCACCAGTGGGAACTCGCAGGGCATGTTACCGGGGCGGTAGCACTCGGTCACATTGATGGGTTCATCGCGCAACGGATAGAACCCCATGTTGAGAATGAAATTGCGGGTGTCGATGGGGTTCTCGGCATTAGCAGTACCGTCTGTCGCGGTGATCACGTAGCGGCCCGCATTATCTATGCGGTAGTTCACGGCGCGCACGTTCACGAAAATCTTTTGGTTGTGCAGCACCACGCTCGGGTTCATCGGCACGAGGTTGTCGGGGGGCGTAAAGGGGATGTTGCGCCACTTGAACGAAGGGCAGAACTCCACCAGTGGCCGAATGTACCAGAACATGTTCGCTCGCGCGCAGGACCTGACCTGCCAATATCCTGTCACCTTTAGCGCCAACTCGTCAGTAATGCACCGGCCCTTGTTGAACTTGCCCGGAACGTAAGCCGCCGTAATGGAGATCTCTTCCTTGACGCCGACCTCGTAGACGTAGTCGTTGACGAACAGCGCGTCGTCCGGCTTGGGCAGATGCTCGACCGCTTCGGCACAGGCGAGCGCGGCAGCCTGCTTGCCCGGCTGATACCGAAACCAGTTGGCCAGATCGTACATCGCCTCGGCCCGGGTCGGCCGGTAGGCATACGCCTCCAGCAGGCCGGCAACGAACCCGTCGGCGTTGCCGAGGTCCTTGTGGGCGTGCGCGCGGTCGACATGCGCCTTCCAGACTTCTTCCGGCCAGCCGGCGGCCTCTATCCGTTTTTTGAACCAGATGGCGGCCTTGCCGGGTTCGCCGGCATCGCGATACGACGCGGCGAGGTAGTACATGTAGCGCGCGTTCAGGGGATCGTTCTTTAGAGCTTTCTCCAGCAATTCAATGTCACGTTTGAATTTGTCGACACGGTTGGAACCATCCGCGTGGTCGATGAAGTATGCCACATCCACAGGAATGCGACCGGCCGATGCGACGTTAAGATATTCGTGGGTCGGGCCCTTGTAGTTACCGGCGGCGGTAACATGGAGGAGCCGCGCGTTGGTGTAGTGCACCGCGCCAGCATGCTGGAACATTTCATAGCAGGCACCCTCGCGTTCGGCCATGAACCGGTCGCGGTCGCGGACCACCAGCTCCATGTCGGCGTCCATCAACAGAAAAAATTTTGGCTGGTAGACCGGCAGGCACTCGCGTGCGTTAGCCAGCGCCAAATTACGCGCCTGCCCGAAGTCCTCGAACGGCCCATGGCGCAACTCGCCGGGTACTTCCGCATCCCTGAAAAATTGTATGATCTTTTCCGGCGTGCCGTCGGTACTGCCGGTGTCTAGAATGCACCAGCTACTGATGTACGGAACGGCACTTTTCAACGCACGCTCGATCCGTGCGGACTCGTTTCGCACAATCATCGACAGGCAGTACATGCAGTGATCTCAAAAAGAAGGGGCCCCGTTCGGAGCCCCCAAAGTTCACTGCGAAGTCAGCTAAGTCAACTGAACCTTATCACCCCGTCGCGCGCCCACATAGCCCCCTTCACGTGCGGGTTGGTGGTCGGAATTGTGTAGACCGTGTTGCGCACCGGCCCCGGAGGACCGGCAGGGGCCGTGCGCCCGGTGGCGCCGGCAGGGCCGGTCGGGCCCGCCGCGCCGGCAGGGCCCATGACACCCGTAAGACCCACCGGGCCGGTGGGGCCGGTCGATGTAGCTGCGCCAGCGGGCCCTGTCGGACCGGTGACGGCAGAACTACCCTGACCACCAGTCGCACCTGTGGTGCCGGTGCTGCCGGTCGCCGGCCGTGGGCCAGCGGGCCCCGCCACACCGGTGCGACCGGTGTAACCGGTCGCACCGGTAGGCCCGGTGATGCCACCGGCAGGACCCGTCGGGCCCAAGCCCGTCGGGCCGGTTATGCCGGTGGAGGTAGCTGCTCCAAGAGGACCTCTCGGGCCCGTCGGTCCCCGGCCGGTGCCTTCGTTGATCGCCTCCGCAGCTTCTCTCAGCTTGGCGTCAACTGCAGTGTCGTCGATAGGCATGACGTTACCCCGTTGAAATCGTCAGCGTGCCGCCGTTGTTCCAGACCTGATTGACAACATGCGGATCGGACGAGGGCGGCACGAAGATGCTGCGGTTGGTGCCCGTGGCCCCGGTCGGCCCAGTCAGCGAGCCAGACCCGGCAGTACCACGCGCGCCCTGTGCACCGCGCGGCCCGGTCGGCCCGGTCATATTAGTGCCAGTCGGTCCGGTCGGTGCCGCGCGCGCCCCGGCCGGTCCCTGTGGTCCGGTATTGGTGCCGGTCGCAGCGATTGGTCCGGTCGGCCCGGTCGGCCCGGCGGGTCCACCGAACCCGGCGGTGCCCTGTCCCCCGGTCACGCCGGTCGGACCCTGTGCACCGGTTGGCCCGGCAGGGCCAGCCCGCAGTACCCCACCGGCAATACCGGTCGGACCGGTGACGCCACCGGGACCGGTTGGCCCGGTTTGCGATCCGTAAGATCCAGCCGGTCCGGTCGGCCCGGTCACACCCGTGACCGAGCCGGCATTGACGGCATCGACCAGCGACTTCAGCACCGGACTGAATGACTGGGGGTCGTAATTCTGGGAGACCTGCTTGTCGCGAGCCATGGTTGGTTACCCCGCAGAGACGGTCGGCACGCCGCCGTTATTCCATACCCGCCCCACAACGTGCGGGTCGGACGTCGGCGCGATGAACAGGTCGACCGTGGTGCCGGTCGGGCCGGTCGGGCCCGTCACACCGAGAGGTCCCGGGGGACCGGCAAGCCCGGTCATGCCGATGGGTCCAGTCGGTCCGGTCGGACTGGTGCCGGTCGCCCCGGTGTGACCGGTGGCCGAACCAGCCGGACCGGTGGGTCCGGCAATACCTTGTGCGGTACCGAACGGACCGGCGGGACCGGCAGAGCCTGTCTGACCGGCTTGGCCCGTGGGCCCTGTCGGACCCGTCACACCCGCAGCGCCCTGCGCTCCCGCCGGTCCAGCCGGCCCAGTATTCGTGCCGGTCGGCCCGGTCGGACCGGTCACGCTTGCACCGCGCGGGCCGGGCGCGCCAGTCGCGCCACCAGTCGGCCCGGTCGGCCCAGTCGTTCCCGCTGCCGTGATGCCCGCAATCACTTCCTCAAGAACCTGACCGACTTTGTTCCTGTCGTACTTGTCCGAAGAAAGAATGGGCATGACGTGAACCCTCGAAGCTGCTGATCGTGCTTACACCGCAAACAGTTGATGTTTCATTAAGCCGACTACCCCACGCCGGGAGAGAGTCGCGGCGGTCCGCCCGGCCCGGGGCCACGCGGCTGGTTACCCACGACGCTGGTTTGCGGTCCCATCCCCTGTGGCGGCGGCGACCTTCGCGTGCCCTGACCATATGCGGCCATCTGCGCGACGTTACCCTGACCTCCGGGTCTGCCACCCTGTGGCTGCGCGCCAAACGGACCCTTGCCCGGCGCACCTGAATTCGGCACCACGCCGCCGTCGCGCGGGTTGCGCGTCGGCCCGTTGCCGGGTGGGGGACCCTCTCCGGGCGCCCCCTCCTGCCCGGCCTGCATCTGGTCCAGACCAACCTGCGGCCCGATCCCAAGTGCAGTCAGTTCCGTAGTAATTCTCTGCACGCCCTGCCCGACGCCCTTTTGGACCCCCTGCTCGATCTGCTCCATGACCGGCCCGTGCTCGCGCTGCTTCTGCTCCTGCTTCTCCATCGCCTCCAGCTTGTCCTCGTTCGGCACGACCTCTTCGCCGTTCAGGCCGATGGTGGTGGCAATCGAGCGAAGAACCGCGCCGCGACCGGTGATGCCCATGATCTTCATGTCGGTCGGGTTCAAAGTCGTCTGCAGGAATTCGAGTTGGCGCTGGCGTATGGTTTCTCGCTGGATCGCGACGTTCACCCCGAGGACATTGATGTCCTCCGTGCCGGTGAGCAGGCCGGTGGTATCGGTCAGCAGGATCAGGTCCGACAGCTGCAACAGCGCCGGCTCCATGACTTCCCGGTCGATGTTGGCACTCACCGTCTGGAGTATCTTGCTGGCGTTGCCCATCAGCATCGCCAAGCCGGAAGCCGTGCGCCCGGCCCCGCTGCTGTCGCCCGAACCGCCGACATATTTCGGGATCGCGCTTACGTCGTCTGAAATCTCCACGAACTCGCGGTAGCACTTCATCAGCTGGTCGGCGTTCGAGGTCGGCATGAAGAATGAAATTGGCGGCTGCGAATTCACGCCCACCGGGTCGTTGCGCGAGTGCCAGCGTTTCCACGGGTAGAGCTGGTTGTCGTCGTCCGGCGTGATCCGGTCGTCGTTGATCATCACCTGCGGGCCGGACGAAATGCTCAGGTTGTTGATCAGTGCGCGCAGCGTGGCGTTGGCCGCCTGCTGGATGTCGTGCAGCAGGTCGATCAGCGAGTTGCCGACCGGCGTCCCGGGGACTTTCTCGAACGAGGTGATAAAGTAGGGGTGTTCCTTGCGGGGGCTGGGACTCAGATGGCACTTGATGACATGGTTGCCGATACACCAGATCTGAACCGCATAATCACGCAACTCGTCAGGGACCGCCAGACCGTACTCCTGCAGCATGCGCCCCTGAACGTTACCGTTGTACTCCATCATGGAGATCATGCCGGACCGGTTCCACGCCGGGTTTTCGCGACTCTCCAGCACGGCTCGTTCGGCGTCGGTGGTATCCCAGTTGTCATAGAGACCCCCGCGCCCATACTCGTCCAGCACAGCTCGAATTTCTTCCTGATCGTACCCGGGCAGATCCAGCAGGTCGTTCAGCTCACCCCGCGTAACGCTCAGCTTCTCGATCACCTCGGCGTTCTCGATGTCGGCAACGCCCGGCGTAAACCAGATGTCAAAGGGGGAAACCCGGTTCCAAGTGAGCTTGGGGATCATCTGGACGTCGGGAGCCCCGCCACCTTTCGGCCAGTCGACTTCGGGGACGACTTTGACTACCGGACCTTTCAGCACGGCGATGGGGAAGATTGGCAGGTCGACTAGGAACTCGGCCATCGCATGGTAGAACCCGCCGTCGCGCAGGATCTCCTCGATCCGGTCCTCGCTGATGCGCGACTGCTTCACCGACTTGCGCTTGGCGGCATCGGACGCACTCTCCAGCAGCGCACTGCGCCGGTCCCCCATATCGCCGGCATTGGGCGGCTTGCCCAAGGTCTGGGTGATCTGCTGCTCCTCGGCCTGCAGCAGCTGGTCGATGGAGGCAATAATCTCGGGTGGAATATCCGGATCGGCGGGCCCGCGAACCGCATAGGGGCGGTCCTGCGACAGGTAGATGTCGCGCAGCAGGGAGGATGCCGCGCGGCATTTTTGCGCAGCGATCCGCGCGTAGATCGTGGACCCGCCGAACTTCTGTATCTCCTGTATCTGGGTGGCGTCATACTGGCCGTTGAACGTCTGCATCGACGTTATGAGCCTGTTGCTCCAGCCGTTGGCCGTGTTGCGGTGGTTGCGGAAGATCTCGAACCGGCCCTTGACGAACCCCAATAGCTGGGAGGGGTCCTGCGGCGGCGCCATGTTGGCGTTGGCTGCCTCGCTCTCGCGCGCCGCGATCTGCCGCTCCAGCTCGGCAGGGGGAATGACTTGCAAAACACCCTGCTGGCCCAGACTCGTCGCGGTATCGACCATGGCGTCGGGGTTCCGGTTGACCCGGCACGATTGCACGCCACCCGCTAACGGTCCGTTAACGGGTCCCGTGAAAGATTGTCCCCCATGCAGGATCCCCCCCTTCTCCT